GGCACTAAAGTTGAACAACATTCATGGTATGCTGGTAAATGTAGACAACAATGTGACTTAGTTTATAATGGTAATCAAGAGGACATAATCTTTGAAGGTGATTCTGGTTACATGACCACAAAACGAGAGATACATGCAACTTATAAGCAGGATGAAGCAGGGAGAACTGAAGAAGTGAAAGATCTTCGTACCAAGGTGAGAGATTTTTTTATACTTACTTATTTTATAGTTCTGCTTGGGAATTTGTGGGGTCTCTTTAGACAAGTAGTTGAACGTGGTAGATGCATTAGAATAGGTCAAGTTTGGTTTTTTGGTGGAGCTCAGAGGTTCGCTGAAGAAATGAACTATGATGATGATGATTGGGTTTGGGAAGATGGTGACTTCTCAGGTCTAGACAGGACCATGAATAGATATCTTTTAGTTTTGTATATAATGTCTGGTGCACAATATTATGATTGGAAGAATATGACACTGTCTAATGTAAGGCTTTTTAAGGCTATAGCTAGATATTTAGCTGAAAAAATTTCAATAAAGGTCGTTAATGTTTATGGCAATGTTTGGAAAATGATGTACGGAGTGATGCCATCAGGAATTTTTGAAACCTCTCATGGTGATTCTTGGTGTGTAGCGTTTTTATTCTTCTTGTACGTCAGGCATGTCATGAATACAACGGGCAAATATCAACTTGTATTGGAAGCTCTTAAGAAGGGCCACATAAGGTTTGTGATTTATGGTGATGATCATGTAATAGGCACAAAGAAGTATGTTAATCCTTATGTCAATGAAAAAGGTTATGCTGAGTTTGTGCAAAAATTCTTTGGTATGAGAATTCGTGATTCACGTCATATAACTTCCTTTTGTTCAACCTTGAATAGGGATGGTACAATGAATTATTCTGGCGTTGTTTTTTTGCAAAGGTATTTTGTGAAATGCAACGTTGAAGGAATGCCTAAAGTAATGCCAGTTAGGCCAATTGAAAAAATAATAGTGAATTGGGGGTACGGAAAATCTGCAACTCGTGATATGATCATTGATTATGTCTTGGGGATTACTGGCCAAGCGTATGATTGTGGTTATAATGCTCCTGCTTATGCATTTTGTAAATTTATGTATGAGCAACTTATTCCGCTTTGTGGAGAAATTGACTTTGAGGCACTAATGTTGGAGAAAGTTAGAGCCAGAGGAGATAATGATATTAAAAGATTAGTGAGTCGACTGGGATTGTCGCCTCAGCAAATAGCAAAGGGATTTCCGTCTTGGGATGATTGTATGTCTATGCATATAATCGATAATGAGAAGAATCAAATAACTCATTCTAAGGTGGATGAAAGGCGCAC